CCTAACATTTATAATATTATGATAAAATAAAATTATTCGGATTTTTTGAGATTTTCTTTATAAACTTTTAATTCTCGGGCACTGGCGTCGGTGGCGTTGGTGTATTTGGGCATCCAAAATTTAGGTATGGTATGTCCTTGTGTGGGGTAATGTTTTTCAAACATAAGTCTATAATATAATTGTTCTAAAGTGGTGGGTTTGTTATGTTCAATAGAATTCATTAGCGTGAGAGAATTAATAATTTGTTCGTCGTTTTTAAAGGGAAGTTTTTCTTGAAAATGGGCTTTAACATGTTTTTTAATAATATTATGCCAGCTATTGTTAGTTTTAGATACACCATCACTGAAAGCTTCTTTGGTTCTCCAAAGAACACAATCGGGAAGTAATTTATCTTCGTTTGAATAGAAAGCTTTTCTAAGTAAGAATTTTTCCTTAACGGAGTGATTTTTAGGTTGTTTGAAGAAATAATTTCTGATAGAAATAGGAATGGATAAGTAGCTTTCAACAAATTCTCTATCTAAGAATGGAGTTCTGGCTTCTAATCCGTGAGAAGCAATACTTCTATCAGACCTGAGAACGTCGTAGAAATGAATATTATTAAGTAAATTTTTACATTCTTTATCAAATTCAATAATATCGGGACAATTATACATGTACATATAACCACCAGTTAATTCATCAGATCCATCACCATTGAATATTACCTTAGCATTAGATTTTTCTTTAATATACTTACAGATGAGCCAGTTAGGTATGCTAGCCCTTACAGTAGTGGTATCATAGGATTCAATATTATAAATGACAGTTTCAATGGCCTCAAGTAACTGTTTTTCAGTAACACAAATTTCGTGATGTGTAGTTTTTAAATGAGAAGCAACGATTTTAGCATATTTTAAATCATCAGAACCTTTTAAACCAATAGACCAAGTGTGTAATTTACCAATACCATAATGTTTATTAACTAGTGCAGCGACTAAACTACTATCAAGTCCTCCAGATAAAAGACAAGCGATGGGTCTATCAGTATTAGCCACTCTTTTTGCAATAGCTCTTTTAAAACTAGTTTTAATTAATCTACACGCCATATTATCATTTTTAATAGTTTTATTGATAGCTATATTAGTATTAAAGAAAGTGGAATTATATTTAAGATTCCAATATCCACCACCGCCGTACCAATAACCATTATCAAGCCATTTAAATTCAGAGAAAGTTCCGGGATAGAATTGTTGATTATTGTGGTATGTTCCATTATCGTTTGTGATATTTTCAATTTGTTTCATTTCAGAGGAGAAAATGAAGGAGTCTTTAAATTTAGAGAAAAATAAGGGTCTAATACCAAAAGCATCTCTAGCGACAAAAATTTTATTATTGGAATGATCATATAAAATGAAAGCAAAAACACCATCAAGAATATTTAAGGTATATTCCATACCATATTTTTTATACATATGAATGATAATTTCACAGTCAGAATTGGTAGTATTAACAATATTTAAAGCAGTATGTAAATCTTTCCAATTATAGATTTCACCATTACAAATTAATGAACAGTTGCATAGATTGATGGGTTGTTCAGAATTGTCTTTTTTGAATCCATTGATGGCTAGTCTATTAAAACTAAGAACAATTTTTTTATCTTTAAAAAAAATGTGAGAGGTTTTTTCAGGTCCTCTATTATTTAAATTAGACATGGTATCTTCAATTATACTACGAGAAGATTTATTATTAAGAATAGCAAGAATGCCACACATATATATATCTATAGGGGTATTTTATTTATATTATATTCTTTTAATATATAAAATGCAAGATACTTTTTATTGCCAACAAGAAAGAACAGAAGAATTAAGTAAAAGAATGTTTTCAAGAAATGTGCCGGATGTAAATATGGAAACGGCATATTTTGATAGACCAGCACAAACAAAAAAAATAACAATGCCAATAATTGATTGTAAGAAGAAAGATGATGGTGCTTTTTTTTCAACATATAATACAACAAATTTTAATCCGGGAACGTCGGCGCCATTTAGCGGATATGCTACGAATGTAGATACCGAATCAGATTTATTTTCAAGAAATGATAAATTGGAAGATTGTGATCAATACACATATGTTCCAGATAGTTCAAGTGATTTATATGAAAATAGATATTTAATAGGAGGAAGGGAAGTGGAAAATCCACATAAAGAATTAGAGGTAGGTTATGAATTTAAGAATTTTAATCCAAATCAATGTCAATTGGGTAGACAGATGTTTGATAATCATACAAGACAACAAAGAATGGATATAAAATTTAAAAAATAAATAAAGATATAATTTAATGGACATATCATTAAATTCTATAAATAATTTGAATTTGCAATATTTAACAAATCCGTCAGCAATTAAGAGATATAAAAAGATGAAAGAAAATCAATTATATTATACAGAAGAAGATTTGAGATTTTATAGGAAAAGAATCTTACATTTAACGAAAGATTTATTGAAAGGAAAGGTGTCGGAGAGTTCGTTAGTAAGAGATAGTTATGAGAATTATGTGAAAATGTGTATAAATAATTTTAAATTTTTAGATAAGAGAGATATAATTCAAGAAGAATATGAAAATATGGAAGATAAGAAGACAGAGTGTAAAGATATAAATATGGAGGAAACAAATAGGAAGATATTGCGAGGAACTTCTCTCCCAGGTCCAAAGACAATAGACAAATTTATAAAAATAAAAAGGACAAAAGAAAAGAGAAAAGGGGAATTACCACAGAGGAAAGAAATAGATATAAAAAATCCAGAATTGAAAAATAAAGGTTTGGTGAATAGAAAAATCTAACGAATATATATTATGGGGAGAAAACCGAGAAAGAGTAGACGAACAAGAAGAAAGAAAGAAAGTAAGAAAAGAAAAAATAAAAGAACGAAAAAAATAATAAATTGTGCGCCGAGTAAGAAGAAGGTGTTATCATTTACATGTTATACACCGACAAATTTATTGAAGTTAAAAAAGGTGTGGAATATGAAACATCCGGAGATGAGTATAAGATCAAATAAACCATATTTCATATGGTCAAGTTTGAGAGATAAAATGGAAAATGTATGTACGAGAGAAAGTTGTTGGTTAAATCAGCAATTTATTAAGGAGAATGTAAGTGCGAAAATGTTTAAAGAAACATTTAGACCATATTCACCGAAAAAATGGATGAGAAAACCAGATGAATGGTTAACAAGTATAGATATAATAAATGTGATGAAGCAATATGAAAGTTATGATAAGGCGTTTGAGTTCATAGGTCCATCGCCAATAGATTATGATACACATACATATGGGGGGGAATGTGTATGGGAAGAATTATGTAAATTTAATTTAAGTGAAAATATAAAAAAGAAAAAGACAAAGGTGGGGGTAATATTTAATTTAGATAAGCATAATCAACCGGGGTCTCATTGGGTGGCGGTATTTATAGATATAAAGAAGAGGAAGATAAGTTATTTTGATAGTTATGGAGATGATGCGCCAGTGCGAATAATGAAATTTATAAAGTCAGTCCAAAAACAGGGATTAGAATTACGAAAAAAAATCAAATATTCAGTGAATAAAACACGACATCAATATAGTAATTCGGAATGTGGAATGTACTGTATTCATTTTATAATAAGAATGACAAAGGGGGATAGTTTTGAGAAACATCAGAGAAAGAAGATTTCAGATAATAAAATGAAACGATTGAGAAAAGTATATTTTAATCAAAAATGATTAAACAGAAAGTGTTTATTTTAAATACAATGGATATTGAAAATAAACAATTATTGGGAGAAATGATGGATTTAATGATTACAGAGAATGGGATAAAGAATAATAAAAAAAAGGAAGTGATGATATTTTTAAATGAGAGATGTAGTTATCATTGGGAGAGAAAGCCGAGTTATTATAATATAAATGATATAAATAAGAATATATTGAATGAATGTTATAATTATATAAGAAAAAGTAAAGATAATGGGGTGAGGGAAGATATACCGAGAAATAAGTTAATACCAGAATATACGGGTATAAAAGAAAAGAATGACGATTTTGATACAATGTATAATGCGTATAAAGATGATTTTAAAAGAGTGAGTGAAGGAAATAAACCAAAAGAAATAGATTTTAGCGCGACGAGTGATGATTTTCCAAATTCAAAGAATGTGGATGTATTATTATCACAAACATTAGAAGATAGGTCAAAAGAATTGGAAGATATGCAGAAACATTATAATAAGGATAAAGAAGAGGCGGAGCGATGGTTAAGTAATGAAAAGGTAGAAAATATACCAATAAATAAGAATATTGGTCCTCCGAAATTGGTGATACATGAGAGAGAAGAGAAGAAGGTAAGATTTGCTATATCACCAGAAACAACAAGCCGAATATCACAAGAAACAGCAAGCCAAATATCACAAGAAACAGCAAGCCAAATATCACAAGAACCAACAAGCCAAATATCACCAAATATAGATAGTATAATAGGTAGAATGAAGACGAAGGAAAGTTCGGAGGAAATGAAGGAAGTGATTAATATCTTGAAGGAGATATTAACAACACAGAAAGAAATAGCAAGTGTAGTAAAACATGCGGCAAGAGAAGGATTAAATTAATTAATTTGTCTATTAACAATTTTGGAAGGATCTTTTTCACTTCTATCAATTCTAAATAATAAATGAGCATTAATATTAGGATTAGATTGAGATCTAATATAAGAATCTTTATCATAAATTCTGCCGACTTTAGGGTCAGCATTATCAGGTCTAAAAATATAATCAATACCGGCTAATGTAATATCGTATCCAGCCCATTTTTGTTCGCGTTGGTTCATTTTAGATATGGAGTCGGAAGAGTCTTCAGAAATGTCGGGTTTAGTAACAAATCTTTTACTTATAGATCCATAATCATAACATAAAATTTCATCAGAAGAATGAATACTACAATCAATAGAAGAACTTTTAATTTCATTTAAAATTTCTTTATTAATTTTTTGTTTTAAGCGGGAGATTTCCCATAAAGTTTGGTCAGTAGTAACGGGAGTAGTTTTATCAATTTTGCTCTTATCAAAGCGTCTAATTTCACTATTAAGTTTAGGGTCCCTGTTTTTTTTATCAGTAGCTGTAGGGTCACCTTTAATTTGTTTTTGAGAAAATTTCATAATATATAAATAAACAGTAACATTGCGTTCATCAATAGGTAATGCTTGATGACTACAAATGCGGACAGCTCTACCAATAACTTGTTCAGTTCTAACAGGATGCCAATAAGGTTCCATTAAATGAACAAATCTGACATTTTTTAAAGTAATACCTTCTGCTCCACTAGCAGTAATCATGATAGTTTTAATAATTCCACCATCATTATTATTTTGTTGAATAGGCATTAAACTCTCAGTAATAGTTTTGGGGACTTTGTCCCAATCACCATTAAAAATGTTTCTAATCATTTCTTTTTCTTCTACATCTTCAGTTCCAGTATATAAAGCAAAGCATGGTTTAGTAGATAAATCTTTAAGATCAGTAGTAATAGACCATTGACTTTCATTATAAACAATTTTAAATTGAACCCAGCCATTAGCTTCAAGAACTGCGGCCATTAAACCAACGCCTTCAAGTGTTCTAAATTGAGAATACATTAAATGGGTGCCTGGATCTTGCATGTTTTGTAAAATTTTAAAAAATTTAGGACTATATGTTTTAAGAGCAGCAGGTTTTAAAT